GCCGCCGTTGCGGGTCTACTGAAATTTTACAGCATCGCGTATTCGCGTGGCTACGAGGACGGCAAGCACTGTGGCTTCACCGAAGGTCTGTATCGTGCTGCACAGCGAGAACACAGACAGAGAAACCGCGCACCCGTCTGTGTTTAAATCACGACAGCAGAATATCTGTATTCAGAATCGGTCTGTTCGCCACTCTTTGCAGTTCGGTGTTCAGACCGATTCTGTTTTCGGATACAGTGTTCTCATTGGTGTATATTCTAACGCGGTCGTGTTTGCGTCTTTCATCTGCGGTGAACTTTACCGTGAATGAGTGTGCGTTGTTCGTCGCTGTCCCCGCAACATAGTTCACCAAAATGGTTTGTGACTCCACCAATCCGCCCACATCTATCGCGGTTTGGTCTGATGGAGAGGCTATTTCTATGATGCTTGTGCCTGTAGGAATGGTTGATGCGCTGCTGAACTCTGCGGTGGTGTAGTATTCGGTGATGTTGGACGGCAATGATATTCCAGAAACCACTAGCGGCGATCCAACAGCACTGCTAGTTCTGTCGTTTAGTGTGCAAACCACCGTTCCAAGCACAACTCCCTGTTCCGTGTCGGGGGAAAACAGAGAAAATGTTGCTCCTGTGCTGGTCGCGGCACCAAAAGAGTTCCATTGTTGCACTGCTGACGGGTTTTCGTCCGCCAGAGACACGGTTGTGGTGTCTCCTACAGTGATAAGCACACGAATTCCTTCGGTTGACACCGAATTTGCATCTCCACCAGCCAAAAATTTGCAATTCAGGAGACTTCCGCCACCGATTGGAGCGGATTCGTTTTCCCAAGAGTGAAATTGCAGAACTTCTGAAGAGGTTTCTGTGCTTTTTATCATCACGGCAAACAAAGAACTGCCGCTAGAGTCCCAAATATTCAAAAATGGGGTCACATCAAACGAAACTTTTGCGCCATTCCACACACCAGAGCAGATTATTTCTGATGTTGATGGTTCTACATCTCCACCAGCAAGCGTCCACTGTGTTTCTGTGGCTTCGGATGGCTTGTTCCACGACACCGAGTAGTCCACAGACGAGTTTAGAGGCAACAGAACGGCTTCTAGTGGCGTTCCTGGCGTTCCTGATATGAGGGTTAGAGTCAGCGTCCCGTTTACCACGGTATAGGGACTTCCTGCCGTGTATCCCGTAATGGTAGAAACTGCTCCGTTCAAATATGAACGCGGATTCAGTAAAATAATACTGCGATAACGCTCCAAATCAGAGCCACCAACCTTTAAATAGTTCCTGCTCCGATACAGCAGATTCCCTTTGTCTCCACCTGTGTACACAGGAGAGCCGTTTTCAAGAGCAGATGACTCCGCGACATCGTTTAGTTCAATGAATTTGGAACCAATCCGCTCAAATGCGGGGACTGTTTTTGATGCAACTTTATTTGTGATGTAGGTGTCACTGTTTCCGTCTGTGCCATACACAGAGGCTCTTACGGTTGGTGTGATATCGTGAAGAAGCCGTGAGTGGTAATAGGTGTTTCTTTGGCTTGAGTTAAGCATGAATGCCCTATTACGAAGCGTAGAACGAGAATGTGATGCCACTTCCTGTGTTGTGTGGAGCAAATCCTGTTGAGTAGGGTGGGTAGAACACCTTGATCTTGTTGATGTTGTCTACTTCAAAGAACATTTCATCGCCGTGATACATGGTGTACGATGCGGTTCCTGCGGTTGATCCGTATAGAGCCGCATCTGCTTCAGAAATAACGCACATGAACTCGTTCTGTGAGGCGTTTGTGCCTGTGGCAATACGGGAAACCTTGATGCGTACACCCGCTGCACAGGTGAATCCTGCGGAAGAGTTGTACTCAATCAGGTTTTTTGCAGTGTATCCAACAGTGTTTGTACGCGCCATGAAGGATGGCTGTGTTGGATAGGAGTCAATTGCTACCGTTACTGCGCCGTTGGCTACTGTGCCAGCAAGGCTTTGCAGTTGAGTGTTAACTGCATTCTTGATGAGTGTGTGCAGGCTCAAGGATTGCGGTGCGTCAAACGCACCAACGGTCACACTTGAATCGTACAGTGCTTGCTTGGCAGCAATCAAGAAGTCTGTGTTGGTCTTGACCTGCTGAACACTGGTGTTGATTGTGTCTGTCTGTGTGCTGAAATTGCTCAACTCAACAGGCAGATAGCCGCTGCTGTATCCCTTTACTGTTACTGGATCTCCGCTTGTGCTGCCTGTGACCCATACTCCGTATGCAGCCTGATTAGAACCTTGAACAGGCAGAGATGCGCTGTATTGTGCAGTCACTCCGATTATGGAGGAGAATGTGGCACTTGCACTAACGGCGAAAGTGATGCCACTGTTCACCATGTACACATTCAGTGCAGCAGCGCACCAACCAGCACCCGTGACACCACCTACTTGAGTGAGTGTGCCTATTGTTCCTGCTGCGGCATTGATGTATGTTGGAACAGTAGCCTTTGACTGATTGTCGTTTGCACCGTCACCAATGACTTTTATTGTGTCAATCGTGTAGTCAAGATTACGGATATCCAAATCGGCAGCGGTTACTGTAACGCCAGGAATGGTGGATACATTCACATTAAGCGCATTTCCGCTGGCATACACTGCTTCAATTGCTGAAGTAGAGCCAGCGAATCCATACAGTGCTGTTGGGACGCTTCCGTTGATATCTGCTCCGTAGACAGTTACACTGTCGGTGGCAGTAGTCAGACCACGAATATTAATCGTTCCGAATGTTACGCCGATTGCTGTGGCTCCGCTTACACCAAAAACTCCAAGATCGGAGAAAGATGAAACGGTTACAGGTAGCGAACTGCTAGTCGTGATGCCTACAGGATATGCACCCACAATACCCTGTACGCCAACATAGTCTGCTCCACTAGTGCTGCCAGTGCTGTCGCCGCCGTACAGTGTACGAATATCCAAATCTGTTGCAGATACCGTGATTGTGCCTACCGTGACACCTACGGCTTGTCCGCCAGCAACGCCAACAACAGTCAGATTTACACCAGGATCTATTCCAACGATAGAAGTGGCAATGCTGGAGTATCCAGTGCTTGCTAGATAGTCGTACCTAGTCCACGAACCACAAAGACCCACTGGCAGCGGGGCATCATCTGAAACATAGTTTACGGTGTCGTTTGCTCCATAGGCAACCTTGACAATCTGATGATGTGCAGTCTCTCCAGCACCAGTGGGCTTGACATAATCGCTGGCTATGGTATAACTGACACCTTCGGTAACAATGCTGTAATTGTCGCTGGTTGCTGCCATTGGCTTCTCCGCTGATGGTCTTGGGCTGTCTGAAGACTAAATAAGGATACCTCACCTATGTATATTTCCGAAAGTAAGGCTGATATGGACATCAACAACATACGGTTTCCCCGCGAAGTAGAAAACCACGCAAAGAAGTACGAGGTTTCGTATATTGATGCTGTGATTGCGGTGTGCGAACGGTACGGTATTGAACCACAGGTTGGCGCAAAGTTCCTCAGCAAGCCTATTATTGAAAAAATCAAGGCTGAAGGACAGGAACTGAATCTGCTTCCAAAAAAGACAAAACTGCCCCTTTGATCTTGACACACGGCTACTGTATGGTACTATCCATACATAGTCCTGACTGATTTCTACATCACACACATCAACACACACAGTACATCTAGTACAAGGAGACACGCATGGGATTCAAAGACCTAAAGTCCGCTTCCAAGAACGCATATCAGACACTTGCCACCGAAATGGACAAGATGGCAAAGAAGTCTGAGTCCTACAAGGACGACCGTATGTGGAGAGCGGAAACCGACAAGACTGGCAACGGCTACGCTGAGATTCGCTTCCTACCCGCTCCCGATGGCGAGGATCTGCCGTGGGCGCGTGTTTGGAACCACGGCTTCCGTGGTCCGGGTGGTTGGTACATTGAGAACTCCCTCACGACCATTGGTCTGAAGGATCCGGTGTCCGACATGAACGCGCAGTTGTGGGCTAGCGGATCGGATGACGACAAGAAGATTGCGCGTGATCGCAAGCGCAAGTTGTCGTATATCAGCAACATTCTTGTTGTGAGCGACCCGAAGCACCCCGAGAACGAGGGCAAGGTGTTCCTGTTCCGCTACGGCAAAAAGATTTTTGAGAAGATTCAGGAAGCCATGAATCCGCAGTTCCAAGACGAGAAGCCCATGAATCCGTTTGACTTTTGGAACGGGGCTACCTTCAAGTTGAAGATTCGTCAGGTTGACGGCTACACCAACTACGACCGCAGCGAGTTTGCTGCACCGTCTGCACTGCTTGGTGGTGATGACGCTGCTCTTGAGAAGTTGTGGAAGACTCAGTATTCCCTGAAGGAATTCACTGATCCAAAGAACTTCAAGTCTTACGATGAACTCAAGGCTCGTCTTGAAATGGTGCTTGGCGGAAACATTCGCGCTTCGGCATCAGAATCGTTTGCCAAGGGCGGTGCAGAAAAGGCTGCGTTTGATGACGAGGATGATGTTCCTGCTGTGAAGAAGGCTGCTCCGCAGCCAACC